TACCTTTGGGTTTGTCTGCCGTATTTTGACAAATGGTGGAATTCTATCAGACAAGGATCAATCGTGGTTTGATTCTGAACTGGAGAGTTTAAAATCTGACCTAAAGAAAGTAAAAGAAGAAGTTCCTGCTGAAAAAGCGAATGTGATTAACATTCAGGAACGAATTCGTGAAAAGGCAAAAGAATACATTGGTGAACTAGAAGGTCAGATTGATGATTTGATTATCTCCGACTTTTCTTCAAATGTTTCACCTTACGGTATAATGCATACAATGGAAGTAAAAGGTGCATACACAAAGTTTATTGTGGATCATTTCAAAACTCGCCGTGCGGAATTTGATGAGGTATTGAATACAAAGGATACTGAATTAAAAGAAGCATATTCAAATTTTACAAAACCTAATCTAAAGAAATTGATTGGTTATTGTGACCAAGTTATTATTGATTGCAATAAACTTTCTAGTACGGCAGTTAAATCACGTAAACCACGTAAACGTAAAGTAAAGAGTGCTTCCGAATTAACTGCAAAGATGAATTACTGCAAAGAATTCGCAGAGTTAAAACTTACATCAATTAAACCTACTGATATTGTTGGTACTATGCAACTATGGGTGTACAATACCAAGAATAAAAAGTTGGGAGTGTATAATGCAGAAGATGCCGGAGGTCTATCGGTAAAAGGTAGTACCATTCAAAACTTTGCGGAATCTAAATCGATACAAAAAACTTTACGCAAACCTGCGGTAACTCTACCTGAAGTATTGAAAGGTGGTAAAGTTGTGTTGCGTAATATACTAACCGACATTCGTGCTGTTGAATCAGCCTTGACAGGACGAATAAATAATGATACTATATTACTTCGTGTTGTAAAATAACTTGGAAAAATAATGATTATATTTGACTACAATCAGGTTGCAATATCAAACTTGATGGAACAAATCGGTTCATCCAAAGCACCGGTTGAAGAAAATTTGGTACGCCACATGATATTGAATACAATGCGTACCTATATCAAACGATTTAAAGAATCTCATGGTCCAGAGATTGTGATTGCATGTGATAACCGCAAATACTGGCGCCGTGATATATTTCCACACTACAAAGCATCACGTAAGAAAAACCGTGATGCATCCGGTCATGATTGGAATTCTATCTTTGAGTGCCTACACAAAATCAAAGAAGAACTAAAAGAATATTCTCCTTACAAAGTAATCGATGTTGACGGTGCAGAGGCTGATGATGTTATAGCATCATTGGTGATGAAATATTCACCTCATAGTAAGGTTATGATTCTATCTTCCGATAAGGACTTTGCACAATTACAAAAGTATCCTAATGTGGAACAGTTCTCTCCAATTCTAAAAAGATATATCAAAGAACCACTACCTTCGGTTCAGTTAAAACAAATGATTATCCGTGGTGACAAAGGTGACGGTGTTCCTAACATTCTAACCAAGGATGATGTGTTCGTTGTTGGTGGTCGTCAGAAACCAATCACCGAGGCAAAGATAATAAACTGGTTGAATCAAGACCCTAAAGAATTTTGCAATGAAGAAATGTTGCGTAATTATTCTAGGAATGAATCGTTGATTGACTTGACAAAAATACCACAACAAATCGTTTCAGAAATACTAGATAAATACGAGAGTACACAAGCAAAAACAAAAAGTGTATTCATGAATTACATGATTGCAAATAAACTAAAAAATCTCATTGAGGTTTTAGATGAATTTTAACATAGGAAAATTATGAACCAAGGTAAACTATACTTCGAAATATTCGAGGAATTTGAAAAGGCATCAGGAAAGAATAAAGTCGAGGTTCTACGTAAGTATGGATCTGCAGCATTTAAAAACTTTCTCAGTTGTGCTATGCATCCTAATATCACTTTTGATATTAAAGAGATTCCAAAGTACAGACCTGCTGTTGAACCCGCAGGATTAAATTATGTTTACATTGAACAAGAAATGGGACAGGTATACAAGTATATCACAAACCATCCAGCAAAACCAGTAGACATTACATTAAAAAAACAAATGGAACTATTAGTAGTGACATTAGAATCTTTGCACAAAGATGAAGCAGAGTTATTTGCTAACATGTTTAGGAAGGCATTAAAAGTGCGTGGACTAAATGCAAAGATTGTGAAAGAAGCATTTCCAGAACTACCATTCGAGGTGTAATATGAGTACAGGTGGTAAAGGCTCAAAACCTAGACCTATCGAAATACCAAGAGATGAGTTTGAAAAAAACTGGGATACTATATTTGAAAAGGTGATAAATGAAGGTAGCTGTGGTAACGCCAACTGTAGGTGCAAAACAACTGGAACAATGTGTCCAAAGTGTTCAAAACCAAACTTATAAAAATTTAACTCATTATGTATTTGTTGATGGAAAGCAATTTAGTAAAAGCGTGGATGAGCTTACAACGGGACTTCCAAATATTCAGCGTGTTTATTTGGAAGAAAACGTCGGTAAAGGTTGGTATGGTCACCGTGTATATGCTGCATGTTCTTTTCTGGTTAACGCTGATGTCATATGTTACCTTGACGAGGACAATTGGTTTGATATACATCATGTTGAGGACTTGGTCAGCGTTCTTGAAAAAGGGAATGATTGGGCTTATTCGTTAAGGAAGATTTATGATAAAGATGGTGAGTTCGTTTGTAATGATGAATGTGAATCGCTTGGCAAGTGGCCTATCTACTTTGATGACGGAGCCTTTCATATCGATACTAGCAGTTTCGCTGTTCGCCGTAATGTTGCAGTCCAAATAGGACACGCATGGTATGGTCAATGGGGTGCGGATCGTCAATTCTTTGGTGCATTGTCAAAACACTTTCCAAAGTTTGATTGCACTAGAAAACATTCCTTATGTTATCGTTTAGATGGTAATGCAAATTCTGTAACTAAAGAATTCTTCATTGAAGGCAACAAAGCAAATCACGCAAAATATAAATCTGGATTACCTTGGTTGCAAGAACCTAAGGGTGAGATGATTGGTCCTGGGATAACTCTAATATGAAAACAGCATTGATTACTGGTGTATCGGGTTATCTCGGTTCGCATGTTGCAAAAGAATTGAAGAAGGCAGGATGGAAAGTTGTTGGGTTAGATATAGTTCACACCATGAACGAATATGTGGACGTATTTCATCGTTGTAGTGTTCTTGATACTGTTTCCTTAGAGGAGTTGTTTACTAGAATTAAATTCGACACAGTTTTTCACTTTGCTGGACTGATTGAAGTTGGTAGTTCTATAAACAAACCAACTGACTATTGGAGAGTGAATGCTGCGGGAACAATTAACATTCTGGACTTGATGAAACACTTCAAAGTAAACAATATCCTTTATTCATCTACTGCTGGATTGTATGAAGCGAATAATAATTTACTTAATGAAGAATGTCCAGTTAATCCATACAACAATCCTTATGCAGGAAGTAAATATGCAGCAGAGATTGCCATTAAACAGTCTGGATTAAATTATCAAATCTTCAGATACTTTAATTTGGCAGGTGCTGATCCTGATGGTGAGTTTGGAGAGAATCATTTTCCCGAAACACACTTGATCCCACGAATCTTTGAAAATCTAAATAACTTCACAATATACGGCAAGGATTATGATACGTTAGATGGTACTTGCGTTAGAGATTATGTTCACGTATCCGATGTTGCCGAAGCACATGTATTAGCTGCAAACAATTTAAATAACCTCACGATCAATCTAGGTACCGGAGAAGGATACTCGGTAAAAGAGATAGTCAACTTGGTAGAATTTGTAACAGGTAACAGAGTTAATTTCACTTTCGGTGAAAGACGAGATGGTGACCCATCACAATTAGTTGCCGATATCACTCTTGCCAAAGAGTGCTTGAACTACCGTCCCAAACATAGTATAGTGTCTATTATTGATACAGCATACAAATGGCATTCGCAAAATGAAGAAAGAAAAAATAGAGTTTGACGATTACAATCACTTTTTTACTGGTGAAGTAACTGGTGAAAGTGTGGAGAAAGCAATTCGTTGGATAATGGCGGGATCACAAAACACACCACCTGATTATATGAAGTTGATTATAAATTCAGACGGTGGAAGTTTAAATGATGCGTTTGCTTTAATCGATGTAATGCGTAGTTCTCCTATATCTGTAGCTACTGTAGGTAT